ATGCCCGCCGTGCTGGGTGGAGACGTTTTGCGGGGCGGTGATGCGGGGGTTATGGTAGCATTTTGGGGCGGCGGCGGCAAAGAAAATTCGGAATTTTCCGATTTTTTTCATTTTTTTGCGAAAAAAGCTTGACTTACTACGGAATGCGTAGTATAATCAACGCCGTTGAAGGGATGAAGGGCATCCCGGAAACAAAAACCAAAACAACAAACAAAAACACGACTATGGCACAATACACAGTACAGCACGCTTGCGGGCATGAACACACCTACAACCTCTTCGGCAAAATGTCCGAGCGCGAGCGGAAAATCGAATGGCTTTCGGAGCAGGAATGCCCCGCTTGCCGCCGTAAGGCGGAAAAAGCAGCGCTGGAAGAACAAAATGCCGCGCTTAATCTGCCCGCGCTTGCGGGCAGTGAGAAGCAGGTTGCATGGGCTACCGATATCCGCGCGGCGGTGGTGCAGGCGGTGCGGGAACTTTTTGAAGCCCGCCGTATCCCCGAGGCGGAGGGGTGGAAGAAATCGGTGATGCGCGATGCAATCGCCGCCGAAACTTCCGCGAAATTTTGGATCGAAAAGCGCTTTGTGCCGCCGCTCGAAATGGCGCGCAGATTGGGCGAGAATGAGATCTCGCGCATTCTGGGGGGTGATGCCGATCGCGACCGCGGCTTCCGCGCGATATTGGATTTTAGCGCCGATTGGCCCGCGCTGAAGGCCGCCAAAAATTCAACCACGACCACGACCACGACTGCGACCACTCCTGAGCCTGAGGATGCGCCTGCGCCTGCAGATGCCGTGAAAAACGACTGCCGTCGCCCCCATCTCACCGCCCCCGAACTTCACGCGTATTGCCGGCGGGAAATGGTCGCGATCGCGATCATGGCAGTGGAAGATTTCCCCGATGTGCGCCCCGCCACGGTGTTCGAGCATCAAGGTGGGTGCGCGCACTTACTGGTTACACGCAACGCAGATGGCACATACAATCTGCACCCGGACGGGGACGAGGAGCCTACACGGGCGGCAATCCTGTCATGGTGTGCGAAGCAATGGGCCTACCCCGAATTCCACAACGCCCGGAAGTATTTCGGGCATCTAACGCTAAGCTGGCGCAAGGCGTTCAAAAAAGACAGTACCGCCACCTTAGAAGAACTGGGCTATTCGGAAGAGGATTGGGGGCAGCTGGCGGATTTTTTGGGGCTACAAGAGGTTATTTCTCAGCAATTGGCGGAAATAGATCCACTGCCCGCTGAGCTGGAGGCGATTGTAACGGGGATTTGATGCGACGGTTCAGTAAAAACCGTGTGGGGGGCGCAAGCCCCCCACACACAACAAAAAAAACGAAAATGGACGAAATTCTTGAAAATTTTGTGGCGGCGGAGATGGCGGCCGGCAGGAAAAAAACGGAGGTAATGTGGCTTTTGTGCGCGATCACTGGGCACAGGCCGAGCACGATCTGGCCGTGGCTTTCGGGGCAAACAAAAATGCCGTGCGCGGCGCGCGAGGTGTGCCGCGTGTGGATGGCGGCAACCGAGGCGGAGCGGGAAAAATTCTGGCCAGATGCGCCAAAAATCAAAAACAGAGTTACACGGCAACCCGTGTAACTCTCATTTTTCGTTTTTTTTTCATTTTTTTTGCGAAAAAAGCTTGACTTACTACGGAATGCGTAGTAAAATAACGGCGTTGAAGGGGTGAAGGGCATCCCGGAAACAAAAACCACAAACAAACAAACACCATGAACACGACCACGACACAATCTGACAACACCCAGTACGGGCACATTCGCAAAATCTCTGATCGCCAGCTCCGCGACTATTGCCGGGGCAGGCTTATCGCCATGGCTTGCGAGGCCGCCGAGGATTATCCCGATTCCCATCCCGCCGATGTGCTCGATAATATCTCAGAGCGGGTTATGGTAACGATCAACAGCGACGGATCCTACAACATCCACGTGGCGGAGCATGAAGCACTGGCAGGGATCCATTTTTGCGCGCCCGAGGATGTTCCCGCCTGTATGTACTACGAGCACATAGATCTCAGCTGGCGCAATGCGTTCGCCGGGGCAGATTCTTCCATCACATTTGCGGAGATGGATTACACAGAGACCGATTGGGGGCGGTTTGTTGATCTGTTCCTCCACGATCTGGAGGCGGCTTGGGATGAGCAATTGGCGATTGTTACGCCCCTGACGCCCGAGATGGAAGAGATTATCTGATGGGCCGGCGGCGCCAAAAATCAAAAACAGAGTTACACGGCAACCCGTGTAACTCTCATTTTTCGTTTTTTTTCATTTTTTTTGCGAAAAAAGCTTGACTTACTACGGAATGCGTAGTATAATAACGCCGTTGAAGGGATGAAGGGCATCCCCGAAACAAAAACCACAAACAAACAATCAATCATGAATACGACTAAATCCACCGATACCGTTATCATCCGCCGCGAGCGCTACACCTACGGCAACTCCGGCAGCCGCTATGACTACATGGCTGTTGATCCCAGCGTGTATGATCGCGCTGATCGCTCCGAGCGTTGGGGGCGCAAATCCGAAGCCGCCATTTGCACACGTGCGGCGGCGGAAGCTTGGATCGCCGAGGCTAACGAAGCCGCTTATTGCACCGATAGCAACGAGTACGCCCGCCCCGATTATACGATTATCCGCAGCAAGTAACAAGTAACCCGGTGGGGGCGCAAGCCCCCACCACAACCCAAAAAAACAAACACAATGACACAATACACAGTACAGCACACATGCGGGCATGCGCACAACTACAACCTTTGCGGCGAAAAGTCCGCGCGCGATCAGAAGCTTGCATGGCTGGCGCAGCATGAGTGCCCTGCTTGCCAAAAGGGGCGCAAATTCACGGTGAAGGATTGGGGGAAGAAGATCGATTTGTTCTTAATGTGGGGCGCCGAGTTGGATCAGATATTGGGGAGGGATTGATTTTTTCTCCACTCATTCAAACGCCGCCCTCGGTGATGGGGGCGGCGTTTTTTTAATTTTTAATTTTTAATTTTAGATTTTAGAATGTGAAATTCCGTGGGGCGTTAATCGGCTGGGTAGTTGTATTCGGGTTCCCGCGTGGGTTCGGAGAGGATCTCGAAGCGGTAGGCGGTTCCCGCGCTGTCTTTTCGGGAGCCTACCACGAATTCGCGCCCCCATGAATCGACATACTCGTTGCCTTTAATGCTGCGCATGGCGATACCGAAGGCGCGCCGCTCGTCCGGCGCGTAGTTGGTTACAATTTCCAGTTTATCAATTAGTTTTGCTTCTTCTAGTAGCTCCGGGATGGTGTATTTGCGCCATGTGCCGGCGTGGGGCATCCCGTAGGCGGGCATTAGTTTATCTGCCACGGCGGTGATCACCTCGCGCAGGGCGTGCCCCATGGCATCGCCGGAATCTAGTTGCACCACGCGTTGCCCCAGCGGGTTCGCGAAGCCGGCGAAAATAACGGGGTTAATCACGAAGCCGGCGTAAACGTGGAAACTTGGAAGTGCCTCACCTTCAATCGATACCGGGAAGCCGGCGGCTTCCCAGTGCTTGAGGATCGACCACAATGCCATGAGGATTTCAGCGCGCCATTTTTTGTCTTGCAGGCGCGATTCGGAGACTTTGTAGGCGAATTTGCGCTTGCGGATGTCGCGGGCAAAAAATAGATCAATGGGGATGCACCGGCGTTCAATGTCTTCCGAGGATTTCAGATTGTTCCCGGTTGCAAAAAATTGCATGCGCATCGGTTTGTCAAATTGATTATTAGTCGCAAGTTCGCGATCTCTAACGCGTTTGGTGGTGATATATCGGTTTAGGGTATTGTTATTCAGGCTTTTCACATCGTCCAAAAGGCAGACGGGTTCGCCGTTGAAAATAAACGAATTAAGCATTTTCTTTAGTTCGTTTTCGTCGCTCGAGTAGTTGGAGACGGGGACTTCGCCCCACACGGGGGCGAGGCAGACGCTGGCGAGGAATGTTTTGCCGGTGCCTCGTTTGTTCGCGTTGATGAGAATAAGGGGGTAGCGGTCGATGATGTTGTGGAGGAACTGTCCCATCATGGCGGCAATGCATCCCCCCAGCGATGGGGAAAGCACGGGGGAAACGGCTTGCCGGTCGTCGGTGGTGCCGCCGATCAGGCCGCCGTCCAATGCGAATTCGGAAAATACGGTGATCAGCGCACGGCGGCACACGTCGAGGGGGTAGGTTTTTTCCCAGTCGATGGGGACGGTATCCAGTGTGTAGATTTTGGTTTCGGGGTCGTAGCCCAGTGGGGCGGGCGCGAAATGTTTTTTGCCGTCGATGATTTGCAAAATGGGCAGCCGGATGGGGGATAGGGCGGCTATTTGCGGGCAGCGATCACGGAAAATATCGCTGGCCATGATGATTTTTGCTTGCGCTTCCGATAATGATGTCAATGTTTTACGAGCAGAGCGGAAGCGGCAGAATTGGGAGATCCATGTTACAAAGCGCGCGCAGGACATCTCGGTTTTTTCCAGCGTGCCTTCCGTGAGATTTTCGCGTATCGTCCAGTATTTTCCATCCATCCAATACAAGGTGCCGTAGGGGATGGCGTCCGCCACCTCTACCGCCATTTCATCGTAGGTGGTTTTGATGTTGATGGTCGGGGATTCGTAAAAATCGTTGTCGCTCAGGGGAGTTTCTCCGAGAATTTTATCCTCGGAAAGTTTTTCGCGTGGCGGTTCGGTTGCCGCCACGACTTCTTTTTTGGCGGCGGCACGGCGTTTTTCAAAATCTGCGTTCATTTTGGGGGAAAGGGGGTGTAAATTATTGGTACATCAACGGCATCCGGCAGATGGGGATCTGGGGGCACGGGTTGAGATAGAGGAGTTTTTGGAGGTTTGGCTGGCCGTCCGCCCCGCGTTTGGATAGGCGGAGGGCGCCCGGCAGGCGGGTGAGCCGGACGGCGGTGATGGCGGCGGGGTCTGCCCCCACGGGGGTGAGCCGGCGGCGCAGTTCCTCCCGGCGGTGGTTGAATTGGGCGGGGGTGGTGCAGTCATCGCCGAGGGCGATCAGGGCATGGATCGATTTGCCGCCGGAGGTGTAGATGGCGGCGATGGGATCCCGAAGTTGTACGAGGATTTTCAGCCATGTGGCGGGGGGGATTACATCCGATTCGATGACGGCGTAAGGGTAGGCGGTGCAGCAATTTTGTGAGCGGCGACTCAATTTTGGGGTGGAGGCGGCTTCTTCGCCGGGTTTGGGCAGCCATTTGCCGGTGATGGGGGCGGCGAGGAACCACACGCCGTCATCACCCGCTGAGGGTAAGCTTGTTATGGGACGGGCTTGTTGCCCGGGGATGGCGGCGAGTTTGTAATTTTTTTGACCGGCAACGCGCAAAAATTGACCTTGCGACGCAAATTTTGTGAAGATTAGGATGCGCGATCCGGGGGGGTATAGGGTGTCGATGAGGAGCTCTGCCCATTGGGCGCGGTCGGTGGGGATATCCACCGGCGAGCGGGCGATGAGGTAGGATTCATCCACCGCATCCGGGATGCGCGAGGCGATTTTTTTGGCAAGCGCGTGATCCAAGGCGGGGCGGATTTTTTTGGGGGGGATGGCGGCCGGGCTGTAGTGCGCGGGTTTGGGCGTGGGGTTTTCCCCGCGTTCGGCGGCGGCAAGGGCTGCCCACAATCGGGACATGAAGTCTGCCCGGGCTTCTGCGCATGAGGCGTGGAAGCAATGTTCGTGGGGTTTGGTCTCGCCGGTAGGGTCGAAAAAAATGCGAAAATCTTTGGCGCCGGTGGAGGTGGTGTGCAGGTGTGCTCCGGGGCACGGTGCATAACCATCGGCATCAATGGGGGCACCCAGGATCTGCTCGGCGATGGCGCGTTGGTCGATCATCGGCTATATTTGCGGGGGTAGAGGTGGCGCCGGATTTGCGCGAGGTGACGGCAAAAATCCTGCTTGCGGCAGTTGATAATCCGATGCATATCCGTCCAATCCGCCGTTGCGAGCATGGTGTCGAGATTTAAGATTTTGGCGTAGATCAGCAGGTTGATACCGATCTCGCGCGGGGTTGCCACGCGTTTTGTAGGGCTGGTGGTCAGTTGCCGGTAGGCGCGCCGGAGGAAATCGGCGAATTTATCCTCGAGGTAGTCCGCGAGATAGTCGAGTTGGTCGTCCGAAAATAGGGTGGTGTCGAAGTCGGAGGGGAGGCGGTCGCCGGGGTCTGGCGGTGTCGGTGCCGGGCCGCCGGTCTCGTAGCCTTCCGGGTGGGGTACGTAGTGGATCAGGTGGGTGTCCATGGCAGGGGGGGAGTGTAATTGTTAGCAGATGGCGGGCCGGCGGATGTAGGCCTCGAAGTCCGCGATGTGGTACAGGGTGTTTCCGGGTTTGCCGTTCGGCTGTGTGGGGCGGATGATGCGGATTTTTCCATCCGATACCCCGCCGGCCAGATAGAGGTGGGTGCAGCGCCGCGACATCCCGTAGCGGGTGCTGATGGTGCCGGCGGTGGCGTAGATGGCGTTTTCGCCGCTGCGGTCGAGGGCGGAGTCGAGTTTTTTGGCGAGATTTTCGATTTGCGCGAGTATCGGCTCGGCAGGGAGAAGTTGAAGGGTGGAATTAGTCATGGTTTTGGGTGGTGTTTTGGGTGATGATGTGCAGGCGGCGTGCTACCTGAGCGGGTTGATAGATTAGGGTGGGGGCGGCGGTGCCGTAGCACCCCGCCCGGCAGATGCATTTCAGGGGGCGGCCGTTGTAGTTTTCGATGGCTGCCCACTGTGCCGGGGTGATGTTGTAGCGGCGCATCAGGGTAGCGCGTGTTTGCCATGTGCTGCCGGCATCGTATGGGCGGAGGCGTGGTTGGATGCTGCGCAGCCTCCGTGGCGTGTGGGGTGCCGGTTCGCTGCCCGGGATTTCCGCTTCGCAGGGGATGGGGTGGATGGTGCTCATGATTTTTAGACGCGTTGCGAGTTGATGATACACAGGGCGAGCAGGTCACCCGCCCGGCGGAGGTAGTTTTCTGCTGCGTCCCAGCATTGGTTTTTGGCCATCAAGATGGCCATGTCGAGGGCGGGGGGTATTTCGGTGCCGGCGAGGTAGGCTCGAAGTTCCGGGAATTCTTCTTGGCGCAGTTCGAGGATGTGCATTTCGTTATCCGGTGCGCACTGCCGGCGTGTGTTTTGGATCGCGTTGCGGATGTCGTCGCGCGTGAGCTCGAGCAGGCGCGCCATTTTCCACGCCCGGAAAAGCTTGGTAAATCGGTAACTTACTTGCTGCTGCTTGTAGTAGGTAATGGGGGGCAGCATGCAAAGGTCGGTTTGTTTGGTTTCGAGGGGGTCGCCGTTGTAGTTTTCGATGGCGGCCCATGCGGCGCGCGTGAGTTGGTATTTTTGCATCAGGGCGGATTGTGTCGCCCAGACGGTGTCTTTTTTGGTGGTGTCGGTTTTCATGGTCATGGTTAGGTTTACCATTTCCGCGAGATCACGAAAATGGTTTGGTTGGGGGGTTATTTTGCTGCGGCGGCAAAGATCAGTTTGTAGGCATACACCAATTTTATCAGGGCGAATAAGTGGATTTCCGCCTCGGAAAAATTCTCCGCCGCGTTTTCCAAACCGGCTTTTTCGAGGTGGTTATAAAAATCCGGGTAGGCACGCCACGAGCCGCGCAAGCGGCAGCGCCAGGTGAACATGTTTAGATAACACACGGTCTCGTGGATGTAGTCGCGGCGGCTGTTTGTCTCCCGCATGGCGCGAAGCTGTGTTTCAAGGTAGATCATTTGCCACTCGCGGTTATACGGGTCGCATAATTTTTCGAGGCGGCAGCGGATCTGCTTCTCGTCATACAGGGGTAGCCCTGCGTGTTTATGCTCAGCGATGGTCAGGGGGGTATCGCTGTAGTTTTCGATGGCGTCCCAAAGGGCGTCATCCATTAGGTATTTGCCCATTAGATAGGACTTTATTTCCCAAGTGTCTTTCATGGTAATGGATGGGGGGTGTGGTTATTTAAGTAGATCGGCGACGCAGGAGGCGGCAAGGGCTTGCGTGGGGGGCAGGCCGCTATCCGCCTCCGCACGATGCACCGGCCGGGGGGCAGGGGCGGGGCGCGTTGCCGGGGTGGGCGCCGGGGCCGTGGGGGCAGCCGGCTGGGTGGTGGTGGTGGCGCGATCCTTTTTTGCTACGATGGCAAACAGGAGGCCGGTGGCGAGATCCTCCGGCTCAAGAGCGTAGGTCTCAGCGAGGTGGAAGATCCTTTTGCGGATGGTTGTATTTGCTGCTTTCATACAAGTTTTTAATGTTTGACAAGGGGATTATAATTCAATTTTTTAATGTGCGCAAGCTTTTTATTCAATTTTTTAATCTTTTTCCCCCGTGCAGGTGCTCCCTAATTAAAAAATAGTATTTACAAAATTAAAAAATTGAAGTATACTTATAGCCATGGTTACCCCTGAGAAATTAAAAAAATGGCTGCGAGATAATAAAATTTCGCAGGCAAAGCTGGCTGAAATGCTTGGATGTTCGCCCGTTACTATAAGCAATTTTATGAGCGGGAAATTCAGAACTAACCGCTCTTTATTGCTACGCATGCAAGAACTTATGGATGAAGAGCCGGACGAACTTAATATCTACGTTCCACCGGATATTGAGCCGATCATTAAGAAATGGGCGCAAGCCGCGCACGTAACATTTGATAGGATGGTCAATGAGTTGCTTGCCGAAGTCCTCCATGTCAAACTCGACTACGGCGAAGAAGAAGAGGACGGGACGCAAGAAGCCGCCGATGAAACAGACGGCGAATGACTCCGCCGCCCTCGGTTCAAGTCCCGGTGGTTCATTGCCGCCGGGACTTTTTTTTGCAAAATGCGCGCCTTTGCACATAAATGTTATTGACAAGCGCCTGTGAACATGTCAGCATCTCAGCGCCATGAGCACACACAATCTTTTGCCCTCCGGCAACGGTATCACACGCAGCAGCGCCCGAGAAGAACGGGACGAAGAAGAAGAATATCTCGCATGGCGACGGAAGAACCCGCGCTCCTATGCCGTCTATATTTTGCTCTGCCTATTCTTTGGCACATTGGGCATTCATGATTTGTACGCGGGAAGAACAGGATCCGGGATATTCACATTCCTTTTCACTATCCTGCTTACAATCATCACAGTAGGCACGCTGGGGCTTGGTCTCATCATCCTTGCGCCGTGGTGTCTTTTATGCATTATTCTCGGGCTTGTTCACAAAAAAGACGCAGACGGCATCCCCATGCGGTGATATGAGTTTTTGAAAAATCCCCCAGTGGAATTAATGGAAGAGGGTGGAGGTGCGCGAATTTTCCGCACCTCCACTCTTTTTTGCCGCTGCTCATTCGCCCCGCGCCCGCTTGCAACTGTATATGGGGCAATCAGTTGCAGCCATTTCATTCCAACATGGCGGCACCGCCGCCGCCCCCCAAAATGGTATTATGGAGGTATTTTCCCTTTTCCCTTGCGTAGAGAAAAAAACAAAAAGAAAAAAAATAATAGAGCCTATACCACCTCCACCACCTCCACTAATACCACGCGCCCATGAAGCGCAAAGACTTACGCAGATTCCACCTTAATTCCACCTACCTCCACTACCTCCACCCGCGCCCTTCCTCCTCCGCGGTTGCCGCACTTCCATTCCCGGCAACCCCGCACCCCTTCCCTGAGGGATCTCTCCCCCCCATACCCCGCCCCGGGGGGTAGGGATTCTTTTACCCTCCCGGGGCGAGCTCCCGGGCAGGCTCGCGCAACCGACATATCTCGGATAGGTACGGCAGGCGGATGATACGGCATGAAACAGGCGATATTTGGCGCGTGGCGTGCCGTTCCCGGCGTTTTTCGGCAGCTGGTGCCGTGGGGGATTCTGAGCCGCCGTGCCGTGCCGTAAATCGGAGTTTTGAGTTTCGCTTCGTGACTGCTCCACCGGGTGCGGGTTCGGCTGCTCGGGAACCGCTGCTGCATATAAACGAAACATGGCACGAAAAACACAGGAAGAAGCCCAGCTGATTCGAGACTTTGCCGCCGCGCATGGAATCGCGTTGCGTACCGCACGCAATTTCCGCTGCGATCCGAAAACGCGTGAGCCACGGCAAGAATGGATCGACTGGCTTCGCAGCAAAGGACGGCTTGCCCGGATGCCGGGTGCCGCTCCGCATATCGCCCCTTCAGGCACGGTGCCAATGAATGAATTGGAGAAAGCGCGCGTGGCGCGGGATCGTGCATTTGAAAACTTGCAAGAATTGCAATCCGCCGCTGAGCGCGCTCGGCATGATGGCGATGACAGCCGTATCGCCCTCATGGCACGCTCCGTCCGCGATGCTCAGCGCTGCTGGGAACAGGCCGCCGCCTATGCCGATAAAATGGCAGAGCGTGCCGGGGTGATGGTGCCGGTCGAAAACGTCCGCGCCGTGCAAAGGCAGATGATTGAGCCTTTGGGCACCATCGTTCGAGGGCTCAAAGAGCAAATCGCCGCGCACCTTCCGCCGGCCGCGCGCCCTGCATACTACCGCGCCTTCTCCGCCGTGATCCCTCAGTTCAACTCGCAATTATCCGCGCTTGATCAAAATTTGGAGCGCTTGTTGATATGCTAGAATCTTTGCACATCAACTTCTGCGACAATGCGCGGGAATGGGTAGAGGCGAATCTTGCCTTGCCGCCGGAAGTATCCCCCAACTTGTCCGGCCCGGTATCCCTTGCCCGGCAACCATGGATGTCAGAAATCTTGGAATCCTTCTTGGATCCGACATTGGAGGATCTGTATTTGTGCATGGGTACCCAATGCGGAAAAACTACCGCATGCCTGCTGGGTACCGCATTGATCTCAGAGTTCTCCCCGGCTCCTCTGATCTGGGCGTTGCCTACTGAACCCCTTGCAACCCGCCTTGCCCGAACCCGCCTGATTCCCTACATCCGACACAACCCCATTCTCGCTTCTCACATCCGGCGCGCCGATGACATCACCCCGGCTTTGGTGAATGCCGACAATATGCAAATCTTTGTACTGGGTGCGACCTCCCCTTCAAAAGTCGCATCGCAGCCGGCCGCCTACATCATCACGGATGAAGAAGCCAAAATCGAGCACCCGCACCGAAACGAAGCTCACCCCGTTCTCCTCCTGAGCGAGCGCACCAAATCCTTCGCGCGAAAGCTCCGCATCCACGCCTCCACCCCCAACCGCGAGCAAAACATCTTCTGGCGCGGCATGACCGATACCGACCTCCGAAAATTCTACGTGCCGTGCCCGCACTGCGGTGAATTCCAAACGCTGGAATTCTCCCGCTCCTCTCTTGTTTGGGATCACCCGGAAGACGGCTCCACCCCGACCCCGGCCATGATCCACGCGTCCGCCCGATACATCTGCCAAAAATGCGGGGGTGCCATCACCGAAGCAGACCGACTCGCCATCATCGCGCGCGGCGAATGGCGACCGACCCGCCATAACGCCTTCCCCTCCCGGAGGGGTTACCACCTCAACTCCCTATATTCGCCTTTTGTGTCTTTTGGCGATTTCGCCCTTGCCTTTTACGCCGCCCGGAAAAACGGGCTGGGCTCGCTCGCCTACCAAAACTTTGTCAACTCGTGGCAGGCTGAGCCTTACACCGCCTACGCCATCCGCGTGGATGACGCCTCCATCCCCGCCCTTTGTGATACCTACCCCATGGGCGAGATCCCCATACCCCTCGAACAAATCCAATATATTTTCGTAGGATACGACCCCGGCGACAAATTAACGCACTGGGTCGCAACGGTCGTGGCGAGTGGGGGCGACATGTACATCATTGACTGCGGCACACTCGTCTCAGTCGAAACGGATCTCTCGCGCGGCATCACCGGCATCGCCGCGCATATCACCTCATTGGCGTGGCAGTGCTCCGCTGAGCCGGATGAAAACGGCGACCCCATCACCCTCCGGCCGGAAATCGGCTATGTCGACTCCGGCGACCGCGCGCAAACCATCTACACCGAATGCGAGCGCGCACCGCATCTCCTCTCCCCCTCGAAGGGTATGCATGCCGGGTACGGCACCTGGCGGGAAACCCCGCTGAAATCCCATCCCGGCCTCACACTCGTCACCTACTCCGACTACGCCGCAAAATATGAACTTTACGCTTCCATCATCGCCAAAAACGACCTCGCCACACTTCACCTTCCCGCCGACGCCCCGCGCGAATTGATTGCCGGATTATCCGGGCAGACGCTCGAGATCCTCCCCTCAGGTAAGCGCCAATGGAAAGCCGTAAAAGACGACCACTTCGGCGACTGCGTGAAACTCGCGCGCGTCTCGTGGTGGGTGAACCGCGGCTACCTCGAACCCGCCGACCCGGACGACCACTACCACACGCCGCCGGCAGAACCTACAACCGAAACATCCACGCCATGAAATCCGACACATACGCAAAAGCCGAACGCCGCGCAGGGGAAGAGCGCATCTACTCCCACGCCTGCGCCTACTGGGGCGCGCTACTGGGTGCATACCGTGAGCGCGACCTCGCATGGAAAGCCGCCGCCCTCGACAAACTCCTCGACACCCTGACCGAATGGCGGGAACACATCACCGCCAAATCCCCCGAACCTGACAAACAGCCATGACCACCTTTCCCCCCGAACTCGTGGCGGCCATTGCCGCCGCCTACACCGTCGAACAACTCAAGCAGCAGATCAGCAATTGGATCGTAGACCTCGCTTCGCACCCGGATCGCATCGTCTCCGTTAACACCGGCGGCGCATCCTACACCCGAGAAGTCTCCATGTCCATCAGTGATTTGATTGTCCTCTGGCGCCGCGCCTTGGAAATCGCCGAGGGCACCGCCGATACCAGCGGCAACCCCTACGCCCAAAGCGCCCGCCCGATTTTTGTCCAAACCTACTAAGTCCGCCATGTCTGCTCGCCGCAAAAAACACCGCCGCCCCCTCACTCCCCGCCACATCTCCCCGCAGATGTACGGCGGATTTGAAGCCGCCCGTCCGTCCCCTGATCGCACCATCCCCCTTTGGCCCACACTTGACGCCCGATACGAAGTGGATGGCGCCGACATGTTCTGGCTCCAACGGACGGCGCGCTGGTTGTACGCCAATGACCCTCATGTCTCAATGGCCGTCCACTCGATCGCCAACCTCTGCGGCTGGCTCATGCCGCTGCCGGTAACCGATGACGCCGAATGGAACCGCCTTGCCTCTGCCGCCTTCGCCCGCGTTGCCAACAACCCCGTCTTATTTGATGCCGCCCATCGCCTCACGTGGAAAACGGCGCAATTGTGGATGGAACAGCGCGCCGTGGTCGATGGCGACGTCCTCACCGTCTTGCGCGACCCGTCCGCCGCCGCCGTCAGCTTTGTGGAAGCCCCGCGCATCACCGGTGATGGCGACAAGCTCGTTACCGGCGTATACCTCGGAAAAGACGGTGAAGCGACCGCCTACAACATCACCACCCCCGGCGCAGATCCGACCGTTATCTCAGCCGATGCCGCCATCCTATACCAACAGCGGCCGGACGCCTCCCGCCCGCGCGGCTACTCAGAAATCGCCGCCGCGATGACCAATCTGCAAGACGCCAAGGAAATCAGCGGCTATTTGAAAATTTCCATCAAAAACGCCGCAAGCTTCGCGATTGTGGAAGAAAAACCGCTCGATGACCCCATTGCCTCCAAAGCGGCCGCATGGGCTGCCCGCAAAGCCTCCCGCACCGGCACCACCCCGGCGGCACCGGCCGCCCCGATGGCACCTGAGCAAAACTGGTCAGTTGTCAACGGAGTCAAAATGACTTCATTGTCCCCCGGCCGGAAACTCACCGTCCTCACCGATCCCCGCCCGTCTTCCCAAAACGAGCACTTCATCGAACGCCTCATCAACTCGCTGGCGAATTGCGTGGGCTTGGATCCCATCACCCTCTACAACCCTGAGCGCCTCGCCTCCGCATCGACCCGCCTTATCCTCCAAAAGTTATCCCTTTGGCGGGATGCCCGCTTGTTGCAACGGGAAATCTGGGCAAACCGCGTGTACCAACACATCATCGCCCGCGAAGTTGCCGCCGGCCGCCTCCGCCCCTGCCGCGCTGCCGCATGGCAAAACGTTGCCTGGATCAAACCACGCGACATGTCCATCGACAAAGGCCGCGACACCACGGCGGAAATCAACTTGATCCGCGAGGGGCTTGCCGACGCCAACGCATGGACGCTTGCCACGGAAGGCCTGACTGTCCGCCAAATCATCGAACGCCGCGCCGCCGACCTCCGCGCTGCACGCGACATCGCCGCCGCCTATGATGTCCCCGTTGCCGACATCATGCCCGGTGCCCTCGGTAACACTAACATCACCCCCGCCGATGATGCCGAAAATGCCGCCCCGGATACCGCCGATGATACCGCCACGCTGCCGACCGACCCCGAACCCGAAGCCTGACCATGCCCGAGCTCGACTCCATTGCATGCGCCGATTGTTTCGACTACCTCGCCCAGCTCCCGGAGGCGTCCGTAGACATGGTATGCACTGATCCGCCCTACGGCACCACCGATGCCCCGTGGGATCAGCGAGTGGATGAAGACCGGCTGTTTGACGAATTGTGGCGTATCGCCAAACCCGCCGCGCCTATCATCATGTTCTCACAAAATCCGGTCGCGGCGGAGTTGATCACCCTACAACGAAAAAATTATCGCTACGAGTGGATCTGGCAAAAAAACCGCCCACTCGGATTCCTCTGCGCAGGCAAAATGCCCATGCGCGCCCATGAAATCGCGCTCGTATTTTATCGCCGACTTCCGACATTTAACGACATCCCCCTTCAGCAACAGTGGCGGGACCCCTATCAAGCGCAAAAAATAACAACGTCCGCCAGTGTTTATCATAACATGAGCGGCAATGCGGAGCCATCCTCTAGCGAGGACGGCCGCCGCCACCCCAGCACCGTGGTTCAATACGGGCAAGACGTGCTCAACGTTACCCACGGCACCCCCAAGCCCCTCGCCCTCATATCGATGCTGATCCAACAATACACCCATTATGGAGAGATCGTGCTAGATCCCTTCATGGGCACCGGCACCACCGCCGCCGCCGCCAAAGCCTGCGGCCGCCATTTTTACGGCTGCGAGCGGAACGCCGAATTCGCCGTCTTTGCCCGCCGCCGTGTCGATGACACCCCGCCCCCGCTTGCCGACTTCGGCATCGAAGGCCTCCGCCTCTAACCCCGCGCGGCTTGCCGCGCCTAAAAACTTGCGATTCAAAATTAAAAATTAAAAATTTAAGATTTGTCGGAACCACCGCTGCACATAAATAGAATTATGAACCCCCGCAAACCCACCACCCCCGCGATGCCCGTCTCCGCCGTCCGCATGCTAGCTCAGCAGGATGCCAACATCGCCATTATCGATATTTTTGAACCCATTTCCGAAGGCGGCAGCGACCACGTTTTCTCCGCGCGCCGCTGTATGGAAATGATCGACTACGCCCGCGAGCGGCAAGCCGCAAAAATCGTGCTGCGCATCAACTCCCCCGGCGGGTCCGTCATCGAAGCCCTCGCCATTTACGACCTTCTCAAAGGCGCCGGCCTCGCCCTCGAGGCAGAAATCTACGGCATTGCCGCCTCAGCCGCGACCGTTGTAGCGCTTGCCTGCCCGATCATCCGCATGGCACCACAATCGCAATGGATGGTGCATGAACCCGTTACATTCTTGGAAGGGGATCTCGACACCCTTCATCGAAACATCGACTGGTTCGCCGGCGTTCGCGAGCGCATTTTCAAAATTTACGCCGCCGCCACGGGCAAAACTGAAGAAGAAGTCATGGCAGACCACGCGCACGAAGTATACTACACCCCCGAGGAAGCGAAAGCCTACGGCTGGCCGGTGGAGCTTTTGACCGACCGCGAGGCCGCCGAAACGGAAGAAGCTGCCGTGCCGGATGTGAACGCCCTCGCCGAAGATGAAGACCCGGACAAGGACGACCCCTCCACCACCGAAGACCCCGCCGACCCCTCAGCCGCCACCGAGGATCCCGCCACCGATGACCCGGGCGAGGACGACACCGAAAAATCTACCGATCCACAGGCAGAAGACAACAGTGATGATGACGAAAAGACCCCGGCACCCACGGCGAAAAGCCGTGGGCTGCTGGCGGCCAGCCTCCGCCGCAAACAGCCAGCAACTGCCGCCGCACCCCAAAACACGACCAAGCCCGCGATCAAACAGATCCGCGCCCAATTGGCAACCGCCAAACAGCAGCTCGCCGCCGCCCACGCCATCATTGCCCGCATGCAAGCCGACGCCCGCGCCAATGCCGACAATTTTGACGCCCGTCTCAACGCCCGCGAGGCGGCCATCATCGCCGCGCGCGGCTGCCCCCAATCCATCGCACCCGCTGCCCTGCATCAACCCGCCCCGCGCACCCGCGCCGAAATGGCGAAGGCCTACAAGCAAAACGGGCTTGCCGGCCTGCTGCGCAGCCTGTAAATCTTAAATTTTGAATTTTGAATCTTAAATCGTCAAATCCCACTAAACATCAACACACAACACACACATGAACCCCTTTTCAGGATTTTCCGCCGATGAAGTGCGCGCCCTGCTCACCCCGCACATTTCCATGAGCATTATTGGCGAGCAAAAAACAACAGAGATCGTCAACAACTGCCTGCGCCGCGTACACATGGCTGATCCCGCGTGGAACGTAGGCAGCAACAACCTCGGGCAAACCGCCGATACCCTCTGGCGCGTGATTGCCGACGAGTGGATCGACACCACAACCAAAAAATACACATTCCTGGACGCCTGCACCACGCAGATCAGGGACGTGATCCCCATGGAAGGCCCCGGCGTCCGCCCCGTGGTGAATGTCGAAATGATGCTCGGCGCCGGCACCGCCATCATCAACGCCGCCGACTGGGAACAGTCCGCGCTGACCAACAAATACATCCCCGTAACGCTCGACCGCATCAGCCGCCCCTTCGGCTTGTCGACTTACGACCTGATGCACGGCGAGCGCATTGGCACAAAAATCGGCACCGCCATCGAAGCCGTTGTCGCGGGCGTGTTTGCGCAATTTAGCGCGGCCATAGCTGCCGTCATGCCAGCAGTGGGCGCCGCCGGCATTACCGCCCCCGTGGCACCGACCACCACTGCCGCCGGCACCGCCGGCATGCTCGTTGCCAACAAAGCCGACTGGAAGCCCGAGTTTGTCGCCGGCACCGTCTCGGCGCTGTTTGGGGATTACGGACCCGTGGAGCACCTGCTACTCTCGCCGGATGCCCTCGCCCCGCTCGTGCCCTCCAACGCCCTCTCCCTCAATTATGCCGACGGCGGCACCTACGGCATCGACCGCATCAGCAGCACCGCCGGCATCAAGTCTGCCATCAGCGACAGCCCCGGCTGCTCCGGCCTTGCCATGCGCCGCGATGCCGTCCTCATGGCCGGCGGCCGTCCCGACCTGTCCGGGCTGGAGTCCGTCGTCAGCGTCCGCGATCTGGGCACCGTGGCGGGCATCCCGCTCGCCCTAAAATCTTGGGTGCGCCCCGGCTCCGAACAGATCTACCTGTCTGTCGAAACCATGGCCGGCTTCGCCATCGGCAACACCAACGCCCTCTACGGCATCGCCCTTATCAACTAACCCCGTCGCTTCATGGTAGTGAACAACGACTTGAACAGCCTTCTCTCCGCCGGTTTGGCGGATGCCACCGCAACACTCTCCTCAGCCGTGCGAGTATTGCGGGGGAAGTCCGTCATCGCCGAGGGCGATGGGGTGCTGGTCGAGTCCTCCGCTCAGCTCACGGCCGAGCTGGGCGGAGCTATCTACACCATCACCGCGCGCGCCACCATCGCGCGCGCCATCTGCACCACCCGCCCGCGCGGTGGTGATACCCTTTCCGCCGCAGGCAACAACTATCTCATTGTTGCCTGCAACTCCTCGCCATGGGATAACGCCTACTACCTTCAACTGACAACGGTATAACATGCCCAAAGAATATTACACAGGCGCTTTGGATTTTGCCGCCCTCAAGGCAAAATTTTACCAATTGGAAGTCAAAACCGCCATGGAGACGCAAGAATTTTGCCGACAAATGGCCGTCCGTGCCCTGAATGTGGTGTTGAAATGGACGCCGCCCAACCACAACACCAACGCATCACAGCGCCCGGGCATCGAGGGCATCAAAGATCTGCGCGCGCGCATCGACCGCGACATCTGGAACGCCCAAAAGCCCCTCACCGCCGCCCCTCGCAAACTCAAAAACGGCGGCTACGCCCCCGGCAAATTCGAGGGCTGGCGCGGTGCCGGCGGCTTTCCCTTCGTGATTGCCAAAAACGGCAACTCCGCCCCCCGCAAACAATTATCTGACCCCGCCGAGGTGATCCGCCAACATGGGCAGTGGAAACTCAAAAAAGGCGTGGTTCACATGACCTACGCCGGCCCCAAGAAGACCGTCTTCTGGGTCTCCGCCGCCGCCCTCAAACGCGAAGTCCGCCGCCGCCAAAAACACGCCGGCGAGCTCATCTCCGGCTGGTACCCCGCCGCCAAAGCACTCCACCTCTCCTCCCTCTCGAGCTACTCCCCCGCCGGGCATTCCCAAGCCGGTGGATACAAATTCATGGCATTCCCCGCCCGCGCGTCCGGCCGCCCATCCGCCGATTGGGCGCTCGAGTGCCGCAACTCCGTGCAATCTTCCCCCATCGCCGCCCGCTGGGTGCAATCCGACATCGCAGGCGCTCTCGATAGCCGCATCGCCCTCGCCCAATCCGGACTCTATCTCACCCGCCTCAAAGCGCTGGGGCAGAACCTCGTTTACGCCGCGTGACCATTAAACACAACACGCCTCAGGCATTCACGACCGCAATCGCCGCCGCCGTGTCTCACTCGCTCCCCGGCTGGACGGTGGTAAGTGACATTGCGCCGGATCGCGAAACGCGCGATAAATACATCGTCATCCACGCCGGCGAAGCCTCCGCCGTCCCCGGCGTGCCCGGCTACAACTGCACCATGCGGCTGCCCGTTACGGTGGTAGCCGGCTGGGCACCCTCCGCCGAGCTGGACGATGATCTCCTAACCGCCCAATTCGTGGGGGCATTCACCAACTTCTTCCTTTCCTCCGAGGGCAACCCCATCGCAGCTCCCGGCGGGGGCGACCCTCCCCCCGGCTGGATCATCATCGATGCCCACCCCGGCTTCCCCGTGGTGGGTACCGACGGCGTATACTACTCCGTCTCCGTTGATTTTGATCTCGTCATCCAATTTTAACCCCGCAAAATCCTTCAATCGCAAATACACACTTTTTCAACCTAAAATGGCAAACGTAATTTCTTATGGCGTCGCCCCGCGCTGGGGCGTATATGGGTCCGATGTCAGCACTATGGGGATTTTGATTAACTCGATCTCTACCACCCCGAACGTCTCCGAGTACCAAACCAAGGGCGGCGCGGGGCAGACAATCGGATGGCTGGCTTATGATCAATGGATTGACTGGTCAATCCAAGCGGCGTTGGTAGGCGATGGCTCAAACCTCCCCGCATTTGCAAGCCTCTACACGACCCCGGTTTTAACTAAACAATCAACCCTGTTTTTCCATGGGGGGGGCGACCGCCCCAAAAACGTCTCGATTTGCAAAACGATTGCCACAACGCAGACGGCCGGCGATGCGTATCAGGTCACACTCAATGGCACGCTCTATGCATTCGACAAGGCGGGCGAAAATTGCGGGATAGAACCTTCTATTTGCCACAATCCCTGCTTAGGGACCAATCCTAATCTCCCCGTAGGCACCCCTGGCATCTAACCTCGCGTCCCCATGTGCGCCAAACAACCCACTGAATCCAACATCGCCTACATTGCCCGCCTGATCATCGAGCAGCCGCGCTCGGTGCTGGCGGTGGTAGCATTGGGCGGATGTGCTATTTTGTACCACGATTTCCGAGGCCTACTGCAAACGCAGCAAGCTTCGCAAACCGAAATCGTACGCGTGCTCACGGAAATGACAGATCGAATCGAACAAATCGAAACCACCGTAGCACGCCTGACCCCCGCAAGCAACAATAAACAGCCGTAACCCCATCCCCCTGAAGTTCCCGCGCGGCAACGCCGCGCGCGAGCTTCAGGGGATCTAAAATTTAAGATCCATGAACATCGCCATCGACATCGGGCACGCAGACGGCACCGGCGCGCGCGGCAACGGCCTCGAGGAACACGCCCAGTCTGCCATCACCGCCGACTATCTCGAGGCCGACCTCCGCCGCCGGGGGCACACCGTGACCATCATCGACTTCCCCGAGCGCGGGAACCGCCCCGACCTGAACGCCACCATTGCCGCCATCAACGCCGGCAACTACGACCTTGCCATCTCGCTGCACATGGACGCATCCGACAACCCCGCCGCCCGCGGCGCCCATGTTTGCTACCGCTCCGAGCGTGGCGAGAATTTCGCCCGCGAGGTTGCCGCCACCGTGTGCCCCCTGCTGCCCGGCCGCTCAGAGCACACCGTCCGCCGCACCGACCTCGCCATCCTCAACCGCACCACATGCCCCGCCATTTTGGTGGAGTTAGGCTTCATCACCAACGCAGACGATTGCAATATAGTTATTTACAACCGCGCCCCCCTCGCCACCGCCATCGGAGCCGGCATCGACAACGCGTGCCGGAAATCTTAAATCTAAAATCCCCTTGACACGCCCGCCCCAATATGCTAGCGTATGCTGCGTACAGTGCTAGTCTTGCATTGTTTGTTTGTTTTCGCGCCCCGGCCGCCCTTCGACCGGGGCGCGTTTTTTTGCCCACCATCCCCGCGCGGCATCGCCGCGCCTAACTCCTTGCGATTCAAAATTAAAAATTAAAAATTTAAGATTTGTCGGAACCACCGCTGCACATAGATAGAATCATGATCCCCGCCAAATCCCCCACCCACGCCGCCGCCTTCACCACCGAAGTTACATCCATTGATTTATCTGCGGCCTTGATCGCCCTAAACTTCCCCCTTGCCGAAGAAGCCGGCCTTGCAACCATCACCACGGCGGATCTTGATAGCGCCCACAACCCTTCAGACGGCAAAAAACTCGCGTGGCGCTTCGGATCCTACTCCCCAACTGCGGGTATGATCAATCAGGTCATGGCTGATTGGTCCGCATCCATCACCGAATACACCTGCACCCCCATACAATACTGCCGCCTTGCCCTGCACAACCGCCGCTGCCTGATGTCCGTCATCATCAACGGCGCCCCATTGTACACCTCCACCCTGGGGCTTGTGCACCGCCTATCCAACGCCCCATCCACCAACGCGCGGCAAATCACATGGGGCACCGACATACCCGCCGGCACCGGCACCCCCAACACCGACCTTGCCGCCGCCGCCATCACCCTCGGTTGCCCGCTGCTGCACATGGTGCGCAGCGGATCCATGATTACATGGTGTCTCCGCTCCGGCGATTATCAATCCCTTACCGATGTACAAGGGCACTGGCGCGATGAACGCTGGATCGCCGACCACAACACCCCCGAAGCCCTCGTGATCGCCCTGATGCACAACTACCGCGCATTGATTGCACAAATCAAACAATGCCCCGGCGAGCTGATCCTTCGCAAAGGCGGCAAAACGGCAATCATCTCCACCAACGCCAGCGAAGCCGCCAAAATCGCCGCCGCCCGTCATCTCAATTGCTAAAAAATCCCGCGCGGCTTGCCGCGTCTAACTCCTTGCGATTTAAAATTTAAAATCCACCCCAGCTTCCATGTCTGACATCAAATTCACCATTCGCACCGATGCCAACAGCGTTATCGAGGGGCTGCACAAAGCGGAAACCGCCGCCGAGGGCACCGGCAAAGCGCTGTCCGGCGTGCAAGCCGCCGCCAAAAATGCCCTGCAACAGATGGCGGTGAGCAATGAAAATTTTGTCGAAACATGGAAAAAAGCCGCCAAAGAAGTCGCGGCCCAACGTGCCGAATTGCAACGCAGCGCCGCCGCCGCCCGCGAGCTTGCCCGCGAGCAACAACGCGTAGCAGCCGCCCAAGAAAAAGCCGCCGCCGCCGCCGCCAAAGCCGCCGCCGCCCGGGGCAACGTCCTAACGCGCGATCTCGGATCCTTCCTCCCCGGCGGCAACACCATCGCCGGCGGCTTGCTTCGTGGTGCGAGCATGGGCGCCGGCCTTGCCGCCGCCGGTGCCGTGGGACTGGGCAAATTTGCGTGGGATGCCGCCCAACAAGCCTCCGCATTGCAAACCCAGCAGCAACGCATCATGGCAGCATCCTCCCAAGGCGGGCATGTGATCGATGAATTAAACAAATTCGGCATGGCCACCGGCAACGGGCCCACCGATTTGATGCAAAAAGCCGCCACCCTACTGCAAGGTGGCATGGGGGCGGAAACCGCTATTAACGCCATCAAATCCGCCATCATTGCCACCCAAAACGACATCGACCGCGCCGACTCCCTGCTGGAAAAATTCGTGGAATCCACCGCCAAAGGATTTGTAGAAGAAGGCACATTGTCGATGATTGAGCAGCAGGGCGTTACCATCCGCGACGCACTCGGGAAGGCATTGAACATGAACTCCCAGCAGCTGCAACAGGCCGTGGCCGCGCGGCAAATCACTGTCGACCAACTCGCCTCCGCCTTCGCCGCCGCCACGGACGACGGCACCGCCGTGCGCGAGCAGTTTGAAGCCAATCTCGACAGCATGGAGGGCGCCATGAAACGCATGGAAGTAGAATGGGGCAACGCTTGCGAAACCATCGGCACCGAGTTTGCCGAGGGCTTATCCACCGCCACAAAATCCATCGCAAAATGGGCATCCGATAACAAACACCTTTTTCAGGGTATCGGCCGCTGGGTATCCGACGTGCTCGAAACAGTAGGCATCGGCAACGGTCCGGAAGACCACTCCGACGACCCCGAATACTACGCGAAACAGGCGGAGCAGGCGTGGAAACGCCGCCAAAAGCAGCGCGAAAAAGAGCAAGCCGAAGCCGCCCAAAAAGCCGCAGAATCGGAGGTTGCCGCGGCAAATGAACGTATTTCCGCCGAGGAAAAACTTGCGCAGAAATTGGATGCCAATATCAAACGATATGATCAGCTGGACGCCGCCGCCCGCAAACGTGCGGAGGATGCCGAATTGGCAGGCAAAACCATCGCCGACCGCCGGGACGCCTACTCCGAGGCGCACAACGTCGACCTTTCGCGGGGTGTTGACGGTGTTGATGCCGCTATCGAGGAAGAATTTGGCGAGCGACGCCGCCGCCAAAAACAACGCCAAGATTGGGCACAAATCCGCAAAGAGCTTGCTGCCGCGGGGATCACGTCCGGCAATTATTGGGAGGTAGAAGATGCCCTCGCCAAGCAAGACCCCCCGGAAGCCGCCGACCTGCTCGAACGCTTCCGCGCGACGCGCCCCACCGGCCGCGCCACGCTGGACGGGATCTCCGACTATTACGCCGAAAAAGGCGCCGACTTTACCGACGCGGAAAAAGTCCGCCTGGATGAACTCTACACCGCCCGCCAGTACGCCGAAACGCTCGATAAACAAGTCGCGACCCTCGACCAAATCCGCCGCGATGAAACCGCCCGCGCTGAGCTGATTGCCGCCGAAGTGGCGGGGGACAAAGAGCGCCTTGCCACCCTCCAACGCCGCCAGCAACTCGAATCCCTCACCGCCGACTTTCGCGCCAAGGGCTTCTCGGAATCGGAGGCCGCCAAACTCGCCGAAACCCGCCTCTCAGGCGAGGAAGCCCAAGCCGCCAAACGCGAAAACGACCAAGCCGCCGCCGCCAAAAAAGCCGCCCAAAACACCGCACCCGACCTCCGCGGCTACATCGAAGACGCGCTCGCCAAAGTGGGCGGCGGTGGTGCCCGCCTCCGCGACATCGACCTCAAACCCTACCAACAGTCCGCGCAAATGCAAAAAGACGCGCTCGCCAAAACAACCGCCATCGCCGAAAACGCGCAAAAAATCTGGAACTACCTCGCTAACCGCCAAGGCGGCGGCGTAGTACTCTCGTGATAATTTTAGATTTTAGATCTCCTGAAATTAGGCGCGCAAGCCGCGCAGGAATTCTTCACAACTACCCTATCAACCCACAACCACCAACACAAAATACACCATGATTACACTATTGCTTCTTCTGCTTAACATCATCATTATCTTCCGCCATTGTGTGCCAAAAGATAAGATGCTTGCCATCGCCGCGCGCGCCCGGCAACGCCCCACGCGTCCCATCATCACTACCCGCCGCCTCATCATCATCAGCCTTGTTCTCACGGCGCTGAACCTCCTTATCAACCTGTTCTAACTCATTGCTATCTATCATGTTCATTCTCATCCTCCTGCTCATCGTCGCCATTCTCACGGCGCTGGCAACCTTCCCTTGGGATCAGCTCACCGCGCTGCTCAATGGCGAGCCTCCACGCTGGGAGCGGTACAATGATGCCCACGGCTGTATCATGAGCAACATGATGATTCTCGTGGTAATTTGGCTGCTGGTCGTGGATCCCCATTTGGATTGCCATGGGCTGGGGAAATCCGAAAAAAGTGCGCCCGCGCAACCTGCTCCCGCCTGCCAATGTGGCGCCCATTGTGGCACCCCCTCCACCCCGCAGGCGCAGGCGGCTCCGGCAACCATCCCCGCAACACAACCCACCACAGCGCCCGCCCCCGCCACCTACAACATTAATCTCAACCTGCCCACCCCCACAAACCATCCCCAATAATCCGCGCGGCACCGCCGCGCCTAACTTCAAGAGATTTAAAATCTAAAATTCAAAATTTAAAATTCCCATGACTCCCGAAACCACCCCCATCACCATCCCCCACTCCGCCGAAACGCGCGAAGACAAACTCGCCGCCGCCCTGATTGCCCCGCACACCTGCCCGCCGGGCCTGCGCCGATACTCCGCCGCATCGATGATCGTTTTGCAACTTCTCCGCAACCCCCTCGCCGACTTCACCGCCGCCGCCGTCCGTAACGTGGTGGATGATCTGTATTCTCTAGCCGAATTCGTGTGGGTACATATCGCCGACCCCGCCAAAGTCCGGCAACTGGCTTACAATGCACTCGTGGATCATGACTCCATCCGGGACGCCGTGCTGGAGTTCGCCGAACGCTACACCCCCGCCGCCCTGCTTACCATGATCCCCGACATCCTCCGCGATGCCGAGCAGGTAGAAGCCGCCATGGCAACCACCATCCCCGAGGGTACGCCATCAAAAAACATTGCTGGCCACAGCTCGCAACAGTGATCTCATCCATCGCAGCTGTGGCCATGTCTACCCCCGTATCAACCGTGCTACAAATGCCCCTATCCATTGTGCTACAATACTGCCACGCATGGCAAGCCCGGCAGGGTGCCAACATGCGCTGGGTCGTGGCGGATGAAGCCGCCATGGCGAGCACCCTATCACAAATCGACGCTATCATCAACCAAGATTTTTAGTCCGCGCGGCACCGCCGCGCCTAGTTCCCTGCGATCTAAAATCTAAAATCTAAAATCTAAAATGCCCGAAACGCCCGAAGAAACACCCTCCGCGACGCCGCCAACCGCCATCTTGTACGGCCAGCCACCCAACCAGACATGGCGCAACGTAACTATCATCGAACCCGTAGACACATCCGGATACGAACCTACCGGCGTAACTGAAGAAATTGTATACAAAGGAGTTATCAAAACGCCCGAAAACCCCGGCTTTGGATCTCTGGTGCAAACACAGACACGCTGGCAAACGGACACCGACCCCGCTCCGGGATTGGGCTGGGGCACCAAAACCATCACCAAAACATACTACCAAAAAGCCTCCGAAGAGGATCCCGAGGGCAACACCGCCGCCAGTTTGGGGCAATCCGAAAACAACGCATCCATAACCATCAACGCCACGCTGGTTACAAAATCGATCCTACTACATCCCGTAGTGGCCGAGGTGATGAAATCCGGGGGCGCCAAGGCCGCCGCCCTGAAAATGCTGGCACAGGGGGCTATCCCGCAGGATATGATGTACGATCCCGACCAAGGGGCTCGCGTAACCATCCAATCTGTTGCGGGGGATGGCGAGGCTGCGCAGCTAGTGATGGCCGCCTCCGAGTACTATGATGTACAATACAATGCAACATTAACGTGGCAGGTGGATTCCGCCCACATCACCAAAGCTGATTTGGGCTTGCGCATCAAAAATCCGCCGGGCATCGGCAACATCGGCAAACGCAACTGGTTGTACACCGGCACATCATACCGTTCTCAGGGCGGAAAATTCCTAGCAACATCGACCTACATCCTCTCCGGCCCCGACGGCTGGGATCCCAAAATCTACGGCAACAGCTAACCCATGGAAATCCCCCAATTTAGGCGCGGCGAGGTACTAACCGCCGCAAAACTAAATGCATTAGCGCAATCCATCGCCGACGATGTGGCAGCATCGCCCGCATTGCACGTGCGCAACACACAACAGCCGGGCTTGTACCGCAACCCGGCTGACGAGCCCGTCCGCGCCACCGGCCGCCCCCGCATTATTTTTGAAGAATCTCTCGCCGCCTGCGCCATGGCGCCCGGAACGGCGGGCGTAGGCGTCATCCCCGCCGGCAAAGGCCCCATCGGGGATCCCCGCAAATGGCAGCCGCTCTGCGTGCAATGGCAGGGCACCGGCGGCCGGGACGACAAAATATACGAGGTGCAACGCATTAACCAACGGGGGTGCCTCGTGGAAGTATGCTATCAAGTGGGCGCAGAAGACCCCCAATGGCGCGCCCCCCAAGCCCCCAACCCCTACAAAGACGCCTGTAGCACGCGAGCTTACGGAAAACTTGTGGGCATCCTCCGCCGTGATGTCCGCTACTCCTGCCAACTACCCAAAACGCTATCCTATTACATCGAAGAACAAAATCCATCCATCCCGCCGCATTGGCTGGTAACGCCCCCGGCACCCGGCACCGACCCCGAAACGGGCGGCATCCCCCGCAATTCTGAATCGTTGCTGCGTTGCATCTCGCCCCAAATGCAAACCGTCTTGCGCCTACGCGAGGCCGGCGGGATCTGCATTAAAGCCGGCGAAAATAGCAATGATGAAAAATTGTGTAGCTACGTGGACATCACCTCAGGGATCGAACTCTGGCCGGGTGAAGCAAAATGCGTCCCCGGCGGCAACCCCGACTGTATCCCGCCTAATTGCTCCATCGTGCGGCCCGGCTGCGCCTATGGGGATATGCAAGTGGGCTGGCGCACTGTTGCCCGCCTCACCCCGGATCCATCCTGCGCCCCCGGCAGCCTTAAAAGCCGCCTAGAACTCGAGGCATACCAACCCCGCGCCGAAATGTGGCGGGTATTCCTCCGCCTCAAGGGGCCGCTTCTCGAGATGGCGGATGCCTCCGGTCTGGTCGATTTTTCCCATCTCGATCCCGGCTCCTGGTCTGAAGGCGATACCATCATGATCCCCGACATGCCCGGCATGTGGGAGCTGCACCCGATCAGTTCCTTCAAGGATATATCGATTATTCCCTATTTCAGCCGCGTCTCCGACAATTGGGAATGCAACATTAAATGGTGGTGGGTTATAACGTGGATTTTGATTAACCCCGAGATGCCCGGCATGGTGTATTACGTCCGCGCACGCGCCCCCCGCATTGGCTCTGGCGACAACGAATACGGCCAGTGGCAAGGCTATTCCATTTCCGAACCATTCGCAAACTTTTGATTATCATGGACATCTACAACAAAACTGCCATCGTCATCGGCTCCGGATCCGACATCAACGGCCGAGCCCTAGGCAAAAAAATAGACTCCGGGCACTGGGATATTGTCATCCGCTGCAACAAACCCTACGGATCCCCGGTGGATGTGGGCTCGAGGCTCGACATCATCGCCACCCGATACCGCAGCTGGGTCGCGCGATTTTTTGGCGATGTGCACCCCTCAGCCGTGGTCGCCTTCAACGAAGCCTACAACATCACGCACGCAGAATATCAATCCATTATGCAAGAAGTAGGTTGGACAGCCGTATCTTGCGGGGTGCTGGCGTGCGCATGGGCGCTCAATCGGGGGGCGCGCGATGTGTATGTTTTGGGCTTTGGCCACGCCGGCAGCTGGCACCACAACCGCAAAATCTACCCCGACGGCGTGCGCGACACCAACCCGCATTACCATTGGGATCGCGAAGCGCAATGGGTTCGCAACAATTGCAGCATCATATAATTCCGCCATGATTTACGCTTTCATTTGCACCAAGCCCAGCCGCCGCTGCCCCGGCAAAAATGATATGCTGCTTCCCTACACCGTGGCATGGCTGGGCTATGCGTCCATGTGGCTCGCCGAGCGGGTACAGATCGTGCATGTTGGGCCCCAATGCCCCGCCGGCTTCCCGCCCATCCTCCGCCACATCCCCATTGACGAAGCGGATCACCACAAAAAACTCGCCTACGCCATGGAACTCGCCGAGGTGGGAGATAACGATATTTGCGTACTGCCCCAATTAACGCAACCCATACGCCGCCCCCGGCTGCTCGCGGTGGTGGTGGATGCCGTCCGCCGCACCGGCCGCACTACCATCACCGCCACCGTATCCCCCGCCCAACGCTGGCGGCACCTCCGCCCGGACGGCACCTGGACCCCGCCGACCGCCGAGGGCGTGGACACCCTGCTGGACGGCGTGCTCTATGCATGGCAGGGGCTGGACGGTCTCGCCGATGTGTTTAACCCCGCCGCCCCGCACACCGTGATCAGCTACCCCGCCCCCTATATTATCGACATCGACCACCCCGAAGACATCCCGCCCGCGCTCCCCTCCATGTGGGCGGAAACCCTCCTAAAATCATGATATATCTGACATTTACCTGCCGCCGAGACGCCGACCTGCTCCCCCTCTGGGCAGCAGGCATCCGCCGTGTTGATCCCTCCGCCACACTCGTGGCCGCCGTGGATGAAGCTGATCGCGATATGCCCCTCCCCTCCGGCGTGCACCGGCTCGCCACTAATTTCGACCGCGGCGGCAACCTAAATGGCCTCGCCTGCTGCACCGGCATCGTCGCCACATGCCTACACCTCGCTACCCTCACCGGCTCGCCCGTGTGCAAAATTGATAGCGATACCATCCTGCTGGGGGATGATTGGCTCTCCCCCATGATCGCCGGCAACTACGATTACATTGGCTACGAAGGCTGCATCCCCCTCTGCGCCAGCGGCCTCTGCTACGCCATCACCGCCCCCGGCGCGCGCATCCTCCTCCGCGAGCTCGAAAACTGGCGCTGGAGCCGCAACAACCTGCCCGAGGATCGCACCATCTCCCGCCTAGCCATCATGCTACTGCGCGATCGCGCACTTCTTGTCCCATGGGGCCGCGGCGAGCATATCATTTCCTTCACCGCCGCTTGCTACGGCACCCCCACCGCCATTACCGCCGCAGATGTAGCGGTGCATTGTGCCCAGGATACTCTGATTGCCGGCTATGGCAGCGCCCCGCGCACCGCCATTACCCGCCGCGCCATGCGGCACGTCCTCCGCTGCCGGGCCGGCCGCTGCTCCGATGTTCGCGCCATCCCGCCCATCCCCACACCACCACCCACACCCCCGCACACCGAATCCACCCCGCACCACGCCGCCACCACCGGCAACGCGGCGGGGGGGTGATCATGATTGCTGCCCCCCCATCAACCCCTCCGCGAGCTTCTCCACCGCCCGCGCTTCCTCCTCCATTTTAGGCCTATAATAGTATTTCCGCTCGATCTCAGTCCCCGAGTGCCCCACGATATACCGCACCATCTCCGGCGGCACATTCGCATTCAGCAGCCACGTTACCGCCGTGGCTCTGAGGGAGTGGAAAGTCTTGATATTCATACACTTCCGCCTCCCGTCCCTTTTCTTTTCCGCCTCCACCGCCGGCAAAATCCCAAATTTCATCAGCAACTCACCGAAACCCCGGCTCAGAGTTGCCCGGGATTTTGCGTGGCTTGCCGGGAACACCCACTCGCACCCCTCGCCCATCCGTTTCCGCCTCGCCAACAACACCTCCCGCAGCGGCGCGATCAGCGGCTTATACATTTCGCGCTTAGTTTTTTGCGTCCGAAAACGCACACAATCCTCAGCAAAATCAACCGCATCCCAACGCAGATCTGCCAAATCACCCAACCGCTGCCCCCCGAGCAGCAAACAACAGCGCACCATATCCGGCCATTCTCCTGGAAATTTTGCCAAAATCAACTGCACCTCCGCCGCCGTAAATGCCTCCCGCCGATGGCTATCGGCAGTTGATGGCAACTCCACCCCCTCCGCCGGGGAAGCCTCCAACAAACGCGCACGGACTGCCGCCTTAAAACATTGCCGCAAAACAGTTAAAAACGCGCGCGCCGTGTTGCCTGTATAATCCCGCGTAATCTGTTCCAACCACTCGCGCACCTGAGCATCTCCCACGGCATGAAGCGGCACATCGCACCACCGCGGCATTAACTCGCGCCACGAATTCAGCATCCGCAAAAAACGCCGCGCTTTTTTCGGATCCTTCTGTTCCCTCGCCATCTCTTCCACCCATGCCGCCATTGTTTTCCCGCCTATAGCATGTCCGCCCCGCTTTCCGCGCGCCCATTTCCCCGCCGCCACCCGCACCGCCTGACACGCCGCCTCCACCGTGGCTTCCCCCTTTGCTGCCGCCTCCATTGCCGCCGCCGTCATTTGTGCCAAAGTTTTCCGTTCCCTCGCCGACATCCCCCCCTTCTCATTCTTCCCCGGGTTAACTCTAACCCCGGTAGTCAATCTGATCGGCTTCCCATTAATATAGTATACCGCATACCACACCCCCCCGCGTCTAATAATGCTGCTCAT